GATGGAGACTAAACACTGTTCTCCATTCGAAGACACTTGTGGTTCTTGCTGGAACTTATACTGCCGCTCAACTTGCAGAAGATTTGAATCTGCAATTGACTGGCGACATCGATGGCATCGAATTCTTCAGTCACACAATTGACGTAAGAATTGGTGTTAGAACAACATTCTCGTTTGGCCCAGATGCCGAGCTTGAATTAGTTTCTGTTCAAGACGCCATTTATGGTGGAACGGTTATCGCTGGCAACATCACCGGTCTTGGTACTGGTATGACACAAGCCACAATAACAGGTAGTAAGGACAGATTCCCAGCAACTTATCAAGCTGCTGGAGAATATGATCTTACAGGACTTACAAGTCAGAACATTCAAATCGTCATCGACGGTACAGATAATGTTTTAGTTGACAATGTAGTTCAAACGATTGACCTGTTAGCTCTTGAAGGGCAAGACAACCTTCTATCAGCAGTTGTTTCTGAAATAGAAAGTCAGAAAACCGAAAACGGCGGAACATTGCCGGGCGGTTGGACAGCTAGTGCTGTTGGTGACAACTTGAACTTCGTAACAGATCATCACGGTCGAGATGCAAGATTGCTTATTAAGCCAGACAGTACAGCTATTGGAGTCTTCGGATTCGAAGCTGTTACCAAATTAGGTGCAAGCCCAATTGGTACTGCCGGTGACGTAGCAGTTGACACATACGGTCGAGTAAATGGTGCTGCTGCTGTTGCAGGTGCTCTAACATTCACAATCAATGCCGACTCTGCTGGTATTGATGGAAACCAAACGCAAGTTGTTATCGAGAATAACATTCGAGAAGGCAACTGGCAAATGGAAGTTTACAACAATGGAGTTCAAGTGGAAGCTTGGGGAGCGATTGTTAAAGATCAAAACTCTCGATTCTATGTTGAAACCTTTATTGCCTTGGTGAGTGATTGGATCAGAGTAACTGACAACATTGCAAATAGTGCATCGCCACTGGATGGAACTTACAACTTAACAGGTGGATCAGATGGTATTCCTTCTGACCCAGATGATCAAGACGCTTTGATCATCGGTAACAAGCTCGGATTTACCGGGATATTTGCCTTGAGCGAACCAGAACAAATCGACATCGACTTGATTGCTGTTCCGGCTCACTCTAGTACCTCAGTTGTAACTTCTTTGTTGGACCTTTGCCAGAACGTCCGTCAGGACTGCTTGGCTATTATTGATCCTCCATTCGGACTGACAGTACAAGAAATTGTGGACTGGCAAAATGGTAGTCACCCACTAAACACAACAAGATTCGATAATGACTTTGGTGCTCTTTACTGGCCATGGGTCAAGCTCCGTGACAACTTCAATAGAGTTGACATCTGGGCCCCACCTTCTGGATCAGTAATGGCCACGATTGCCCGATCCGACAGCTTGTCGGCTCCTTGGTACGCACCTGCTGGTGTAACCCGAGGTGTGGTGCCAAGCATTACTGACGTATTCAGTCGTCCTACGCTCGAAGAGCGTGACCTGATGTACGGTTACAGAAATGCTATTAACCCAATCGTCCAGTTCGTGGACTTCCAAGGCTTTGTTATCTGGGGTCAAAAGACACTGCAAAGACGCCCAACGGCTCTCGATAGAGTGAATGTCAGAAGACTGATGTTCGTGATCGAAAAGAGAATTCGTGCGGCATCCCGTCAGTTGCTCTTCGATCCACATGATGACATCCTTCGACAGAAGTTTGTTCGAATTGCTACGGCAATTCTGCAAGAAATTCAGGTGGGAAGAGGCGTCAACGACTTCCGAGTCAAATGTGACGATGAACTCAACCCTCCAGATGTTATTGATAGAAATGAAATGCGAGCGAGAGTGGGCGTCCAGCCTATTCGTGCGGCTGAGTTTATCTTCATTGAATTCTCAATCCACCGTACAGGAAGCTTTGCTGACAACACAGAATTTCCGTTTGACGGATAATCAAAAATGATTTTACGGGGCTGATTTCAGCCCCGTAAAATTCCTTTCAAGAATGAGGCAAGAATGGCCAATATGGGAATTGGGCTGCTTGGGCAACCCGACAAAATATTCAAAAGAAAGTTCAGATACACCTTGGAAATATTAACTCCTTGTGGGTTGATTCCAAAGTGGTTCGTTAAGACTGCATCTCGACCTCAATTAGATGTCGATGAGACAGAGCTTAATTTTCTGAATGGAGTGACATGGATTCCGGGAAAAGGTAAATGGCAACCAATTACTGTTACATACATTGATGTAGCAGATAGTTTGTCACAACCTCTTTATGACTGGTTGGTCTCAGTCTACGACTTTGTAGATCCAGTGGGACTTAAGCAATCAGAAAAGGCCGGATGGAGAGGACAAGCTTTACTTACTATGTACGACGGATGCGGGACACCACTTGAATTTTGGTTAATGGACTCTGTTTGGCCACAATCAGTAAATTTCGGTGATTTGGATTATGCAGACTCAGCAGAAGCAACAATTGAATTAACTTTAAGATATTCAGAAGTTTCTTATCTACCTGTTTGCGGACTTCAAGTACCAACATGTGCCTGCACAGGATGTTAACAAACAACAGGAGCAAAAATGGCAGAACAACACGCAATGGGAATCGGAACTATCGGCCAACCCGATATGGTGTTCAAGCGCAAATTTCGCTGGACATTTGAAGTTTTCGGTTTCTGCGATAATGAAAAAAATAAGATTCCAGAACACTTTGTGAAGTTGGCTTCACGACCAAACTTAAGCATTGAAGAGACTGAAATCAATCACTTGAATGCCAAAACATGGATTCCCGGAAAAGCATCTTGGGAAACCATTACGGTTACTTACTATGACGTAGCCCATCAAGAAATGCAAACTTTATGGAATTGGCTGGCATCAACGTATGATTTCACTGATCCCGTAGGATTGAAACAAGGTAATAAAAGAGACTGGGATGCCACTGGTGTTTTGACTCTCTTTGACGGCTGTGGAACTCCTTTGGAGTCATGGCAGATGCAACACATGTGGCCACAAGCCATTAACTTTGGAGAGATGGATTATTCAAGCTCAGAAGAAGCTGAGATCGAATTAACCCTTCGTTACTCCGATGTTAAATACGTGTCTCTCTGCCCAGCATTCGAAATCAATCCTTGTTGTGGTGGTTGCGGCACCACTGTCAAGAAAGATCAGTTCGCAGACTTCATCTAAGAATCGAGAGACATAAGGAGAAACAATGGCTGAACAAATCCCTATGGGAATAGGAAACCTCGGTTTCAGTAACTTGGTGTTCAAGCGAAAATTTCGCTATACATTTGAGTTATTTGATATCTGTGGCACAGATACCGTCCCAGCACATTACGTAAAATTGGCTGCTAGACCCAGCCTTTCTATTGAAGAAACAGAAGTTAACTTTTTGAATGCCAAGACATGGATTCCCGGAAAAGCATCTTGGGAAACAATTACTGTTACATATATTGATGTTGCCACTGCTGAAGCCGCTCCATTGTTTAGATGGCTAGCATCAGTTTACAACTTCACAGATCCTATCAATCTTCAGCAAGGTGCTATCCGAGATGATTATGCAGCAACGGCTGTTATCAAGCTTTGGGATGGTTGCGGTGCTATTTTAGAAAAATGGGAACTTAAAGATTGTTGGCCAACTTCAGTTAACTTTGGTGATCTGGATTACTCTAATTCAGAAGAAGCCACCATCGAACTAAGTCTTCGTTACTCTGACGTTACTTACACGCCAGAATGTCCTAACTTCCAAATCAATCCTTGCTGCACTGGTTGCGGTGTTGGAGAAGGTATTGATGAAGAAGAAGAAAACGAGTTGAATTTGGTATAATCCCTTACAGGATACTCTGATAAATGGCGGTGACGGAAACCCCTAATCCGTCGCCGCTTTTTTTATAGGAATTCATAATGCCTGAAAAAATGGGCCTTCAATTTGGTCTCGAATCAAGTGCTAACAAAACATGCAAACGAAAGTTTCGCTGGTTGTTCAGAATACCTGAAGTATCTGCTGATGGAATAGACACACTTCCTCCTCTAAAATCAGCCAGACCAACCTTGCTCTTTAAGGAAATGGTTGTAAAGCATCTAATTGAAGATGTTTATTATCCTGCAAAACCAGATTGGAAGCCAATACAAATCACCTTATATGATCTCAAAGAAAATACTGCCCCTGCCGGGACAACTGGAAACAGAACCAGAAACTTAATGTTTCAATGGATAAGAGAATTCTATAGACCCGGAACAGGTCTTGGAGAACTTGATCTGCCCAACGAAAGAAGATTCATCAAGACCTGCACATTGACAATGCTTGATGGATGTGGAGAGACTGTTGAAACATGGGTGTTTGAAGACGCTTGGCCGCAAAGCACTAACTTCCAAACACTAGACATGGGAGACTCAGGGATAGCCACAATAGACATATCCCTCAGATATGCACGAGCATACGTAGAAGACAATGGAGGGTCAGATATAGCCCTCAGAGATAACCCAAGGAATACACCGCAAGGAAGAAATGCTCAAATAGCTTTCACATCATAGCTCTTCTTCTTCGCCCTCTTCATCTTCTTCATCTTCTTCTTCTTCGTCGTCGCCCATAAAGTCTATTTTGAGAATGTCTTTCATTTCTGCAAGAGCATCTTCTAATTGTTTGCTCTTCCATCCAAGTTTACGAATTGTAGCAGATTTGTTAAGTCTGCCACGTTTTGTGTAACAATCAGATTCGTTATCTAACAGGCATTCCACAAGTTCCGTATATCCATTTTCTTTAAGCTTTTGTATGATCTCTCGCATCTCAATAGCATAAACCGGGTTTCCCGTATTCATATTTTTATTCATATACATATAGACTACCACATATTGTTACGACTTTCAAGGCCGCTTCTAGCATTGTTGGATTGTTCTCTTCCATTCCTAATAACAATGTGGTCAAACCTTTCTTGTAAGAAACCACGATATCGTTTTTTCAGTTCATTATAATTACGAGCACTTCTGTAAAGTTGCCTGAAATGGTTCAATATACAGGTGCTCATGTAATTAAAGGCTTTTCCTTTTCTTGGATCAAATCTATCAATCTTCTCAAAGCAGATAAGAACTCCTTCTTGAACAGCATCATCCATATCAATTCCATTAAACTTGGCCCAATTTGCTATGTTTTCGGATAGCACGTAAAAGGCGTAAGCTAATTGGTCTTGAAAGTCTTTGAAGCTGGCTTGAGACTCCTCATAGTCTTTGAGAGTCTTTTCAAGATGCTCTTTTTTAGAGTCATCTTCGTATTTAAGAAGGCGACGATTATAGGTCTGCTCAATATCTTCATGTATGAATTGATGCTTGACTCTTTGTCGCTTGTAGAATTGAAATGACTTAATGATAGACTCGAAGGTCTTGTTGTTGAGATATTCGCTGGCCAAATTTCCTCCCAATGGTGGTGCTAAAAGGGTATTTATATATTGTTTGTGCGGCCATTTTTTATCAAAGATCCTTCTTATACTGTATGAACATAGTAAAACTATACTCAGAATTGCAAACAAATCCCAACAACCTTAAGGCTTACAGGATGTTGGCAGAGCATTACAAAAATTGTAATATGGAAAATGAGCACCAAGCATTCTTGGAACTAATTGATAGGAAATTCAATGACAACAGTTCAAATACTGACAAAGAATAATGCTAAAACAATAGCAAAAACCCTTGACTCTATACAATCTTTGAACGCTAACATCATAGTCGGAGACATGGGAAGCAAAGATAGAACAATAGAGATTTGCGAAAACTATGATGCTCACATTGTCAGGATCAACGATCAAGATAGGTCTGAAGGAAGAAACAGACTTATAGACGAATCCCCAAGTGGATTAAAGATGATGATAGAGCCATGGGAAGTGTTAGCTCAAGGTCATCAGAATGTTAAAGAAGGATATGCCAGCATATTGACAGGACAAGTAATCTCTAAGGATGTTCGATTTTGGAATGAAGGAAGATTTGTCAATCCAACATATGAGCGTCTCGAAACAGGGGCAGATCAAGAAACAGGAGTTTTGATCTACAGCATTGGCTCAAGAGACTTGAAAGAAGACTTGAGGCTGATAGAGATATGGAAGAACAAAGACCCTAGAATAGCCGCTCCATACTACTACCAAGCTTGCTGTCAACTGGGTCTTGGAGACTATGAAGGGTTCTTAAAAACAGCAGAGCATTACTTGTTCTTGGATAAAGATTCAATGTCGGCAATAATGGCTCGATATTACTTTGCCATGGTACATTTGATTTATAAGAAACAAGCAAGACCAGTGCTCCAAAACATAAATCT